GGGAGTGACATCCTAGGCACTCCCTTTGACATAGAGGTCAAGGCTGTAACTAAATTTAGCCCTTTAGGCTGGATAAAGCAGATAAAAGAGCGTAAATCCGATAAACTTGCCTTTGTGGTTCTGCGCTGTAATGGTCAAGGCGAGAAAGCGGGCGATTATGTCGTGTTGCTACCTCTACAAGACTTTATGAAGGTGTTAAATGGTTGAACCGATACGCTGCACAAAATGTGGGGCATGGATGATGGAAGGTTTAACCTGCTCGATATGCCAAAAGATCAATGCCCAGAGTGCTTAAGGTATAACACCGGCACCACCCAATATAACAAAGACTACTTTCATGAATGTAAAGATTGCGGACATGAATGGAGTGAGGGTTATGGATAAAGAATCAAATGACATAGATTGGGCTTATCAAAATGCCCTTAGAGAGCAATGGCTCAAAGATCATCCAGAGGCAGCATACATAGGCTGGACTTCAATATAAATTACATAGTGTGGCACAAATCACATCTCATATAATGAGACGATAGGAGAAACCATGCGTAAACGATTTGACAAGGCGAGTACGCTTCAAGCGTGTGACGCACCTAAAAGTGCGAACGCAAGCCCCCAGAGGGGATGGCTTGCGAGTTCGCCGCTTGTAGCATTTGGGGTGTGTATTGTCTTAATTGCATTAAGCCTTGAGTCAAGAAAGATTGATTCCGTTCAAGCATTAGAACCTAAAAGAATGATTACTTACAAAGAATATGCAAAACTAAAAATAGAGTCCATAGAACAATATAAATGCCTTAGTTCGTTATACGGTAAAGAGAGTGCTTGGAATAGCAAAGCAGTAGGAAACCTCAATGGCACTAAGCGTGTATACGGTATACCTCAAGGTAAGAGTGAGTACTTACGAACTGCTTATGGGTATGAGCAGATAGACTGGGGACTGTCATACATAGCCCATAAGTTTGGTATTGATGATGATGGTTATATCAATGCCTGTAAAGCCTATAAGCATTGGCAACTAAAAGGATGGCATTGACAAACAAAGCATTAGGTACGCAGCAATGGAAAGACTTACGCCTTAGAGTATTGGCAAGGGATGGGTACGTCTGTACGTATTGTGGTACCCACCTAGAGGGTGGCAACGCTACGGTTGACCATATAACCTCACGCAAAACAGGGGGCAGTTTGTTTGATTTAGACAACTTAACCTCAGCGTGTAAGTCGTGTAACAGCAAAAAAGGTAGCCGTTTTTTAAGCCGAGGTTCTACCCCCCCTGTCTCTCAAGACTCATCTCTCCCTGAGACGCAGATCACACGACCAACGTCGCCTTTTGAAAAGCCATGACAGCCAATCCAAAACTGAAAGTAGTCAAAGAAAGCCCGACCAAGCGAGGGGCAAAGAAAAAACCGCTATTAGGCAGCACAAAACCTAGAATTCAAACACCGCCGTTGAAAGGTGCGTCTCGAATTGCTGAGGTTGTGGATTTAGCCAAAAAAATTGGTATGCCGTTGCTGCCTTGGCAGGAATACGTACTTGAGGATATGTTAAAGGTTGATACTGCTGGGAACTTCCAGAGAAAGAGCAATTTATTGTTATGCGCTCGCCAAGTAGGTAAAACTCACCTTGCACGTATGCGTATCTTGGCAGGACTCTTTCTGTTTGGGGAAAAGAACATAATTGCAATGTCCTCTAATCGAAACATGGCATTAGACACCTTTAGGCAAGTAGCCAACACTATTGAGGATAATGAGTTTCTGAATTCGCAAGTAAGGCAGATCAGGTACGCCAATGGTCAAGAATCAATCACTTTACTCGATGGCGCAAGATATGAAATTGTAGCCGCAACAAGAGACGGCAGCCGAGGTAAGACCGCAGACTTCCTTTACATTGACGAATTACGTGAAGTAAGCGAGGAAGCGTTTAAGGCAGCAGTTCCAGTAACTAGAGCAAGACCTAATTCTCAAACTTTAATGACTAGCAACGCCGGTGATGCCTTTAGTACGGTTTTGAATGATATGCGTGAACGTGCGCTTGATTACCCAAGTAAGACTTTTGGGTTTTGGGAGTATTCAGCACCTTTAGCGGCTAGGACTGACATTCGCAATAAAAAGTATTGGGCAATGGCTAACCCTGCCCTTGGTTACACCATTACCGAGGAAGCAATTGAGGAATCTATTGCTACTAACTCGATTGAAGCCACTTTGACTGAAACTTTATGTATGTGGATTGATTCGCAGGTTAGTCCTTGGACTTTTGGCTCAATTGAGGCTTGTTCTGTATCAGAACTCGCTTTGCCAGTCGGTGTCATGACTGTAATGGCGTTTGACGTTAGTCCAAGCAAAAGATCAGGCGCATTGGTCGCTGCCCAGATTATTGATGGCAAAATTGGTGTTGGCGTGATGGAAACCTTTAGTAGTGAGGTTGCCATTGACGAACTCAGAATGGCTAGTTCGATAAACGAATGGGCTATTAAGTATCGACCAGTTCAAATTGCCTACGACAAGTACGCAACCGCCTTTATTGCCCAGCGGTTAACGCAAAGTGGTCATAAATTAATTGATATTAGCGGACAGACCTTTTATCAAGCGTGTGGGGAATTAGCCGACAGTCTTTCCAACTTAAGGATTGTCCACTCGGGTCAAAGTGAATGGGTTTCGTCAATGAATAATTGCGCTGCTAAGTATTCGGACGCAGGTTGGAGAATCATCCGCAGAAAATCAGCCGGCGACGTGACCGCCGCAATTTCAACTGCTATGTGCGTCCACATGTTGAGCAAACCTATCTCAGTTCCTAAGATTTTTGTCTAACCGTTGTGATATACTTCACCAATGGGATTTTTTCGTAACTTAATCGGATTAGAACCAAAACCACAAATTTCGGCTCAACTAGCCCCTCCGGTTGTTGCTGACCCTTTCAATTTTTATTCTCAGTTCACTCCGTTCCAATCAGTAGGACGTGAGGAAGCAATCTCCGTTCCTAGCGTTATGCGTTGCCGCAATTTAATAGCCACAACAATCGGAACAATGGAACTTAAAACTTATTCCAAGGCTACAAAAGAGGAATTACCGAATTTGCCTTGGGTAAATCAATTATCTAAATCAGCACCTAACTCAATTATTCTAACCGCCTTAATTGACGCCTTAATTTTTTATGGGACAGGGTATCTAGAAGTAGTTGAGGTTTATCAGGATGACAACAGACCGGCACGCTTTGATTTTGTCAATAACACTCGAGTTCAAGTTCAATTAAACAAATTAAACACCTTCGTCGATTTTTATACAGTTGATGGACGTGAAAGACCAATGTCAGGCGTCGGAAGTTTAGTCACCTTCCAATCTCCTATTGATGGAATCTTACATGCCGGCGCAAGAATTCTACGTGCGGCAATAGATTTAGAAAAAGCCGCCGCTAACGCCGCCGCCGTCCCTACCCCTGCCGGAATCTTGAAAAATAATGGCGCAGATTTAGGTGAAAAAGAAGTTGCTGGATTATTAGCCGCTTGGCGTCGTAGTCGCTCAGAAAGATCAACCGCTTATTTAACTTCAAGTTTAGAATTTCAACCAACTTCGTTTTCACCGAAGGACATGACTTACAATGATAGTTTGCAGTACATGGCTACGCAGGTCGCAAGATTAATGAACGTTCCGGCGTATTATATTTCAGCGGACATGAACAATAGTTTAACCTATTCTAACGTGCAAGACGAAAGGCGTCAGTTTGTAGCCCTATCCTTACAACCTTACGTTAGTGCAGTTGAAAATCGTTTTAGTATGGACGATCTTACAAGTCAAACACAATTTATAGCGTTTGACATGGACTCCGGATTTTTAAGAGCCAATCCTTTAGAGCGTTTGAATGTAATCGAAAAAATGCTTCAATTGAATTTAATTTCAGTTGAGGAAGCGAGAGAAATGGAAGAGTTATCACCAAATGGAAATAATTAACTTTAGCGCAGATTTAGAGGCTTCAGAGTCTCGTCGAATAATTGCTGGAAAAATTGTCCCATATGAGAATGAAATTGGTGCCACCTCAGTTGGCAAGGTAATTTTCGAAAAAGGTTCTATTCAAATTGATGAACCGACCAAAATAAAATTATTGCTTGAGCATGACCCTAAATCTCCAATTGGCAGAATGAAAAAGGTCGATGAGGATGATTCAGGAATTTACGCTGAGTTCAAGGTCAGTAATACCACTAGGGGTACAGATAGCCTCATTGAGGCAAGCGAAAACCTACGTTCCGGTTTAAGTGTCGGAGTGGAAGTTATTAAAGGAAAAAACAGTAACGGAATTTATAGAGTTAGTTCTGCGAAACTTATGGAAGTCAGCCTAGTACAGGCTGCCGCTTTCGAAAGTGCCGCAGTAACTTCAGTCGCTGCGTCAAACGCAGAGGCAGAATCAACCGAAACCAAAACAGAAAATGAGGCAATTGTGGAAAACACAACTGAAACAACTGTTGCGACTGAGGTAGTAGAGACCCCTGCGGTTGAAGCCTCTCGTCCAACAGTATCAGCACCAATTTACACTCGTCCTCGTCTTGAGTTCACAAAGGAGAAATTCCTAGAGAACACACTTCGAGCCAAGTATCTAAACGACGATGAGGCACGCCAGTACATTGCCGCCGCCGCCGATACAACTGACAACGCAGGTTTAATTCCTACTCGTCAACTAACTGAGGTAATCAATCCTCTTTCAAACGCAGATCGTCCATTTATTGATTCGATCTCAACCGCCGCACTACCTGATGCAGGAATGACTTTTGAAATTCCTAAGTTAACTCAGGTTCCAACAGTTGCCGAAACTGCTGAAGGTGCAGCACCATCACAAACTGACCAAAATGTTTCCTTCTTGAGCGTAAATGTCAAGAAGTACGCTGGTCGCCAAATATTCAGCACAGAATTATTGGACAGGTCATCACCTGCGTTCTTTGCAGAGTTGGTTCGTCAAATGGAGTTTGCGTATGCTAAGGCAACAGATATTGCGGTTGGCACCGCTTTAATTGCAGGTGGAACAGATGGTGGAAACCGTACACTTACCGCCGCTAATATCCAAGACTTTATTTCAGACGCCGCAGTTTCTATTTACAAGGGAACTCTTGGTTTTGCTCAAAACATTGTTGTTTCACCTGAGCAATGGGGCGCATTGATGGGCTTAGTAGATGGCTCAAACCGAGCAGTATTTACTCAAACAATCAATCCTCAAAATGCTTCCGGTAACCTGACTCCTACAAATATCCGAGGCAATATCGGTGGTTTGAACCTTCGTGTATCAACCGCATTAACCGACGGTACAGGAACAGGCGACAACACAATGATCGTCATTAACCCTGATTCTTATACATGGTACGAGTCAACCAAGTATCGTCTTGAGACCAACGTAATTGCAAGCGGTCAAATTGACGTTGCATATTATGGTTATGGTGCAATTGCTACTAAGGTAGGCGCAGGTGCTTACCGCTGGATGGTTGCATAAACTTTCCTCACTAGGGATAACCTGTAAAGGGGCATTGGAAGCCTTTGCCCCTTTACTTTAAGAAAGGACAACACTTTGCCGGCTACCTACGTTACGCAAGCCGAACTTCGGACATTACTTGGAATCGGGACTTTATATTCTGATGCAGTAATTGAGGAAGTGGCTCAGGCTGCCGAAAATATAGTTAAAGGTTTTCTATGGTTTAATAAGGCTTATGTTTATTCAACAGAATTAAAAAGTTTAACAGCAACAATAGTAACAGTTCAACCTCATGGATTTGTAACGGGTCAATCTGTTGCCATAACCGAAAGCGGTGCAGTTTTTAACGGAACTTACACAATTACCGCAACAACTCCATTATCTTTTCAGTATACAAAAGCGTCCGGTGCTGACCAAAATTTACATTTAGTAAAACCTTACGGAGTAATAACAGGTTCTTTTCATGGAACAGATTACGCAACTGTTCCCGAAATTCGTCAAGGAACTGCCATGATTGCAGTTGACATTTGGCAAAGCAGACAACAAACTGCGTCCGGTGGAATTTCACCCGACTTCCAACCATCACCCTATAAAATGGGAAATACTTTACTCGCAAGAATCAGAGGGCTCATAGCAAATCACCTTTCCCCTAACGGTTTGGTTGGCTGATGACGGTTGCCGTTACAACTCTCAGGTCAACCCTTGCGACGGCGTTGGAGAACGCTGGGGTTTGGCAGGTGTTTTCATACCCACCTGCCTCACCCATTGCTAATTCAGTAATCATTCAACCGGATGACCCTTACATTGAACCAAGCAACAACATTTACTCAAGTGTTGCACCTAAAGTAAATTTTAAGATAATAATGATTGTTCCAATGCTAGATAATCAAGGAAACTTGAACGGCATTGAGAGTTTGGTTGTTGGCGTGTTTAATAAGTTAGCCGCCTCAACCACATTAAAAATAAGTGTTGGCAGTATCTCGGCACCGACTGTTTTATCAAACGTTGCCGGCGAAATGCTTACAAGTGATATGTCCGTCTCAATCATGACAAGTTGGAGTTAAAAAATGAGCGATATTTATGATGTTCCTTCCGAGGACAAGGCTTGGCTTGAAAAAGTCGGGCAAGTAGCAAAATCAGATAAGCCAAAACCAGTCTCAAAGAAAGATGAGGAATAACCAATGGCTGTATTCTTAAATAACAAGGTCGGCGTAAAGGTAAATACCGTCGATCTTTCAGATCATGTGACCGCCGTCACACTTAACCGCACATTTGATGAACTTGAGGTCACCGCAATGGGTGATACAGGTCACAAATTTGTAAAAGGGCTCGAAGCCTCAAGCGTGACCATTTCCTTCCTAAACGACACCGCAACAGCAAACGTTCTTGCAACCCTTCAGGCTGCATGGGGAACTTCAGTAACTTGCGTATTGTTACAGGAAAAAGGAACCGCAGTAGGCGCAGCCAACCCACTCTACACATTCACCGCTTTGGTAAATAACACTACCGACATTAACGGAAGTGTTGGAGATATAGGTATGCAGGATGTAACATGGACTATCAACGGTGCAGTTGCCGTTGCAACCACAGGTACATTCTAAGGAGTAACAATGATTAAAATAAGAGTGACTAAGGCTTCAGGGGATGTATCAGACTTTGATATAACCCCTGCACTCGAATATGCGTTTGAACAGAATTTCAAAACTGGATTTCATAAGCGGTTCAGGGATGAAGAAAAACAATCTGACGTCTACTGGCTTTCATGGGAAGCCGAAAGACGTGCAGGTATTACAGTTCCGCCGTTTGGGGACAAGTATCTAGAAACTCTATCCAAGGTAGAGATTATGGACGCTGACTCCCCAAATGGGTGACGAGGTATGACTTTACTCATCTAATTGCAACATTAGCAGTTAGGACTGGCATACCTCATTCAGAGTATTTGAAAATGGATAGATCATTACTTTTAGCAACAATCACCGTTCTAAAAGATGACCAAAAAAGGATTGAAAATGCCAGTAGAGGTAAAAGGTATCGTTGAGGCTCAAAAAGCCTTAAAGAAGTTTGCGCCTGACCTTTACAAGGAGATGAACAAAGAGATTCGTCTTGCAATGAAAAAAGTTGTAGATGATGCTCGAGGTATGGTTCAACCAAATGTATATCAATTGGAATCTTGGCAAGATCAAGGAAAACCAGTAGTTTCAAGAACTGGTAGAAAATTAGGTTTCCCGAGATATAACGAAGCATTAATTAAAAAGGGTTTAACTTATAGCCTTGGGCGATCTCGCCGTAATAGTGCTGGGTTCGTAAATGTTTATAGATTGTTAAACCGATCTCGAGTTGGCGCAATTATTGAGACCGCAGGGCGAGCAAACTTTAACGGAGATCGTAACAGCCAGAGTAATAACCCAAATGCAGGGGCGCATTTTAACAGGGCTATTCAAGGCACTTACGGCGGTTTTAAGAGTATTGGTAGCCGCCGAACTGACAAAGGTAGATTGTTGTTTGCGGCTTTTGCTAAAGATCAAGGACAAGTCACCAACGCAACATTCAAGGCAATCAATACTGCCATTGCAAAGTTTAATTCAAGCACTAAAAGGAGAATCGGGTTAGCAGCATGAGCACCGGCATTGAAATTCCTATTGTTAGCACTTACAAAGACAAAGGCTCAAAAGCGGCAACTAAAGCATTAGATTCTTTGAGTAAATCAGCAAAAGCACTTGGCGTTGCTTTTGGTGCTTATCAAACTATAAAGTTTGGTAAAAGCGCAATCAAGGCTTTTGGTGACGATCAAAAGGCTGCCAATGCGTTAGCAAAAACATTACAGAACTTAGGTCAATCTTATGCAGTAATTAGTACTGCTGGATTCATAACTAAATTACAAAACACAACCGGCGTTCTGGATGATGAATTAAGACCAGCCTTTACCTCTTTAGTCAACGCAACCTTAGATGCCAAAAAAGCACAAACATTACTTTCAATTGCATTAGATACTTCAGCCGGTACAGGTAAAGACTTAGCGTCAGTAACAGCAGCATTAAGCAAAGCAGCCCTTGGACAGAATACAGCCTTACTACGTCTAAACGTTGGATTAACTGCTACTGAAGCAAAGACAATGGACTTGGATGAGATAACCAAGTTTTTAGCAAAAAGATTTGATGGTCAGGCAGCATTAGCGGCTGAGTCTTTTGCAGGAAAGATGGACATTCTCAAGGCTAAAACTGAGGATGCTAAAGAAATGATTGGCGGCGCATTAGTAGGCGCACTTGATGACGCTTTTGGTAACCCTGAAAAGTACGGCAGCGGAATTGACACATTATCAAACAAAATCTCAAACCTTATATCTGGATTTGGCGAGTTTGCTAAGTTCACAAAGACTGGGTTGCAAAACCTAACCTTAAGTCCTTCGTCTCCGCTGTTCCAATACAAGATGAACTTTGATAAACCTTTCGACCCAATGAGTCAAAAGTTTGATTATACAGCCTTGCAAAAAGAGGAAAAGAAGTTACAGGCAGACGCCAAGAAACTCGCAGCGCAAAGACTTTTAGCAATTGGAAAAGAAAAAGCCTTAAATGCTGAGCGCAAAAAGATTGAAGCAGAACGAAAGAAACTTGAGCAATTATCTAGCGTTTTTGATCTTGAGCAGATTCAAATTTATGCAGCCTTGCAAAACAAGATTACTGACCAAGAGAAACTAAGATTATCTTTACAATTAGCCTTAATCCAAGGAAACGCTAGTGAAGCCGCTAAGTTAGCAACCGAGTTAATTAAGTCTCAATTACAAACTACTAACCTTGCCGAAGCAATAGCCAAGTTACCTAAAGCCCTATATCCGTTTGAGGGTTGGTCAACTGATATTGATAATTTAATTGCCCAAATTGAATTAATGAAAAAACTGTTAGCCCAATTAGGAACCACAACAGTAGGCGGACAGGGCCTAAGTTCACCTTCAAGGCTTCCAAGCATAGCCGCACCTTTCACTAAAAATGGTGTTGAGTTTGCAGTCATTAATCCTCAGAATCAAATGAGTGCTACTGAACTTGCCAAATTACAAAGTAAGCCAGCGACTATTGCACAAAGCGAAGCAATCATGGCTTCAATGAGTTACAGGATGCAAGCGCAAGCCGAAGCCTATAATTTATCTCAAGGACTCAATCGAGATGGCACGACAATCATTAACGTGAACGGTGCTACCCAAGGACTATTAGACGAATTGCGAAACGGATTAATTAACTTATCCGCTTCAGGTTCATTCTCGTCAATCAACCCATTCAGATAACATGCCGCTACCAGTACTTAACATAAGCCTAAACTTTAGTTCTGGGGCTACCTTCGGTAACCCTTTTACTATTGGAGACCCAGTAAACGGCGTGTTAGGTGTTGGCTTATTGTCAGATCAATCTGCGCCTTCATTAGTAATTGATTTAACCGACATAACCCGAGGTATCAAGATTAATCGGGGTAGAAACATTGGGCGAGATACCTACGAGGCTGGAACTTGCAGCGTTCGTATCTATGACCAAAATGGCAGATTCAATCCACAAAATACCAGTTCCGATCTATACGGTTATTTAACACCATTAAGAAAACTTAGAATCTCCGCTGAGTACAATGGTTTGGATTATTACCTATTTAGCGGATACACAACTGATTACGTCTATACCTACGATCAGGCAGAAAATGTATCCTACGTAGACATTAACGCTTCAGATGCTTTTAGATTACTTGCAATGGCGACAGTCAGTACAGTTACAGGACAAGCAGCCGGACAAGACACCGGAACTAGAATTGAAAAGATATTGGACACCGTATCCTTTCCAACCTCAATGCGAGATATAGACACCGGTAATTCTTTAACTCAGGCTGACCCAGCAACTAACAGAACTGCGCTTGCAGCAATCCAAAACGTAGAGACTTCAGAACAAGGTGCGTTTTATATTTCAACTGAAGGTAATGCTATATTTTTTAACAGATATGACACAATATCCTCAGCAGGTAATACGCCAATTGACTTCAATCAAACCGGTGGTATTCCATATAAAAATTTAGTTTTTGCTTTTGATGATAAGTTAATTGTTAATAATTGTTCAGTTACTCGCATTGGTGGTAGCACTCAAACTTATATCGATGCAGATTCGGTTGCCACCTACTTTCCTCACTCGGTTTCCTTTAGTGATTTAGTGGTGCAGACAGACTCAGAGGCAGCCAATATTGCCGCCATTTATGTTGCCACACGCAGCACAACTACTATACGAATTGACCGCATGACAATTGACCTTTATGACCCTCTAGTCCCTAATGACGTAATGTTAGGCTTAGATTATTTTGACAATGTTCTTATTTCCAACATACAACCAGATTCCTCGGTCATCACTAAAAACTTGCAGATTCAGGGAGTATCTTGGGATATAACGCCAAACGCATGGGTAGGCACATTCACCACCTTGGAACCCATAACAGATGGGTTTATCGTCGGAGATAGCACGTATGGGGTAATTGGCGAGGATATTCTCACATACTGAGATATAATTAGAGACTACTAAGGAGATACACAAATGGCAACAGGCTTTCCAGCGGCAACCGGCGACGTTTTATCCGCAGCAATGTTTAATGGGTTGGTATCCTTCACTTTGAATACTCAAACCGGTTCAACTTACACCCTTGCTTCAACTGACCAATATCAGGTTTTAGTTGTTGCAAGCAACGCAAGCACTAAGACAATTTCAATACCAACAGACGCAACTTATGCCTTTCCTAACGGAACTGCTATTACTATTTTGAATACTGGTGCTGGTGCATTAACAGTAAATGCAGTAACTTCAGGAACAACAACTATTACTAGTGCCGGTGCTGCACCTGCCCAACCAACATTAGCACAATACAAATCTTGCGTTGCAATTAAAATTGCAACAAACGCTTGGACAGTTGTAGGGGCTATTGGTTAATGATAGGTAACATAATCGCAGGACTGTTAACACCTTCAACACCAAGTACTTTTACAGTTGATTACCTTGTTGTTGCAGGTGGTGGTGGATCAGAGAGTAATGGTGGTGGTGGTGGTGCAGGCGGATTGCGTTGCACTGTAACGGCAAGTGGTGGAACACCAGGAACTCCCGAATCTGCTTTAAGTTTAAGTGTTAGCACTAATTACACTGTAACCATTGGCGGAGGTGGTACTGGTGCTGCTAGTGGTGCGACAAATGGCGGTAATAGTGTTTTTAGTACCATAACAAGTACAGGTGGTGGTGGTGGTTTTAGTTCTGGATCTAATGGCAAAAGCGGTGGATCTGGTTCTGGGGCTGGCCGTAGCGGTAGCACTAACTTTACTGGCGGTGCTGGTACTGCAAATGAAGGTTTTGCAGGTGGCAACAATTCAAATATAAGTCCGTTTCCTGGTGGCGGTGGCGGTGGTGCCAGTGCGGTTGGTGCAAATGGAACTGGATCTCAGTCAGGTAATGGTGGTGCAGGCGTTGCAACAAGCATTACTGGTTCATCCGTAACTTATGGTGGTGGTGGTGGTGCACCTGCCGATAGTGGACTCACAAGAGGTACTGGTGGCGCAGGTGGTGGTGGTGATGGTGCTCTTGCTAGTGCTAATGGTTCAAATGGATCTGCCAACACAGGTGGTGGCGGTGGCGGTGGCGCAGGCGGTGGATTTAACGGCGGTAACGGCGGTTCAGGTGTTGTTATTTTAAGATACCCAGACAGTCGCACAATTAGTTTTGGCGCAGGTGTTACTGGAACAGAATCATCACCTTCAGGTGGATATAAGCGTGCAACAATAACAGCCGCAACCGCTGGAAATGTGAGTTGGTCATAATGGCACATTACGCTTGGTTAGATGAGAATAACATTGTTGTTAATGTAACTGTTGGTGTTGATGAAACAGAACTGATCAATGGATTAGATACTGAAACTTTTTATACTCAGGCAACAGGCTATAACATTAAACGCACTTCATATAACAACCGAATCCGCAAACAATATGCAGGTATTGGCTATTCTTATGATTCAGTTGCAGATGTATTCATTACACCGCAACCTTATTCATCTTGGTCATTAGATGAAAACTTTGATTGGCAAGCCCCAACGCCGAAACCTGAAGGTCTGTGGGCATGGGATGAAAATACATTAAGTTGGGTTGATTTTGAAACCTTGGCTTAGTAAAGCGGCAACTCAATTACGTGAACAAATAGATGATTCATACCCAGATCGCCAGCGTCAAAGTGATGGATGGGTTGCTGACTATAATCATCAACGCAGAGGTAAAAGCGATCACATCCCAGACCCAAAAGCCAACTTTGTTGTTAGAGCAATTGACGTGGACGCTCGCCTTTCTGACGACAAAAGAACTTCAGCATATTTGGCAGATCAAATTCGACTCTACGCTAAACGTGAAGGACGTATTCATTATGTAATTCACTTGGGAATGATTGCTTCGCCAATCATGAACTATAAGTGGAGACGATACAGAGGATACAACTTACACAACCACCACATCCATATTTCATTCCGTAAAGATCAAGACAACAATTCAAAGTTTTTTTCAATACCACTACTAGGGGGAACCAATGAACAGTAAGTTATTAGCAGCAATTAATTCATACGGACGTAGCGCATTTGTTTGTTTAGCAACTGTCTACGTGACCAATCCTTCAGGTTCCTTTGATGACATTTGGAAAGCGTTTTTAGTTGCTTTTGTAGCACCTATTCTACGTGCGTTAAATCCAGACGATTCAGCCTTCGGTATCGGAAGCAAAGATTAATGACAGCCCTTGAGTGGGCTGGCTTTTTGGCTGGATTAACAACCACATTAATTGGAGTACTCGCCGGACTTCGCTGGCTGGTACGAGGATGGCTAAACGAACTTAGACCAAATTCAGGAACAAGTATAAAAGATCAGGTGACACGCCTTGAGAAAAGACTGGATGAACTCTTTATTGTCATTAGTGAGAAGTAGACTTTAGTTATGGCTACCAAACGGAAACCAAGAAAGAAAGTTGCAAGGCGACGCCGCACCACAAAAGAACCGATCTTAGTAAAGATTGATTTTTGGGCTATCGCTGCTAAAGAGGTTTATGATGCTTGCCGTAGGGCTGGCATGGATGAGGGAACTGCACTTGCTTTTGCAATGGACAGGTCATCTTATCCTGATTGGATAGTCGACCCGAAAGACCCAATCAAAAATCCTCTTGACGACTTTGATGAGGATGACGATTAGTATAAAGAGAATTGCGTTTATTAGTGACCTTCAGGCACCGTTTATAGATGAGCAGAGCGTCAAGGTCGTAGGAAAGTTTTTAAGGAAATGGAATCCTCACCGGACTATTCAAATCGGTGACGAAATCGATCTACCTCAATTAGGTGGATTTAATGCAGGAACCATAGATGAGATGGTTGGAAATCTTGATGACGACAGAAACTTTACGCAAGAGGTACTTCAATACCTTGGCGTTACCGACGTACTAGGAAGTAATCATGGAATTAGACTCTACCGATCAATCAAGAAAAGACTGCCATCTTTCCTCAACTTACCCGAACTCCAGTATGAACGTTTTATGGGGTATGATAAACTCAAGATTAAATTCCACCCCTACGGACTTGATTGGGCGCACGGCTGGACAGCAGTTCATGGAGACTCTTTCCCTCTTAGCCAAGTACCATCACAAACGGCGTTAAATGGGGCTAGGAGGCTCGGCAAGAGCGTAGTTTGTGGTCACACCCACAGATTAGGGTTATCAGCCTTTACAGAGGCTTCCAGAGGGCAATTAGGGCGTACTGTATGGGGATTAGAGGTCGGAAATCTCGTCGATCTAGCCTCAAGCGGTATGGCGTATACAAGGGGCTACGCCAATTGGCAGCAGGGCTTCGCAGTAGCCTACGTGCAAGATCGTAAAGTGCAGGTTATGCCTATACCTATTAATAACCATTCATTTATCTTTGAGGGTAAATTGTATGAGTAGGCAGACAGATTATGAGCCTAGGGATATAGACGAACAAATAGACGCCTTTGATGAATTAGGGCTTTTGTAACAAAACTGTTATACAACACGCCGGCACCGATCTTGATGGTGTCGGTTAAGTCTGTCATCCTTCTCGTATCCAAGTTAACGGACTTGGTGTAAACGAAAGGTATGAGATGAAGGTTAAAGCGCAAGACTTTGAACGGTTAACAACTTGCCAGATGGAGTTTGCTGGTAATGATGGATGGGTTGAACAGATTAACCGTTTTGATGAGGAAATCAACTGGAAGCATAAATTCATTTACTGGGTGGATACCTACGTAAGTGCTTTAGTTGCTGTTCAATACTTAGTAGATCAAAAATTTGACTACTCAATTTCCTATGATGAGGCAACTGCCGATTGGGTTATCACTACCGATTACGCCGGTTCATGGGTGACAGTATGAAAATCAACGGAGTTACTATTTTGTGGTTCATGATAGCCACCGGCTTATTAGCCTACGCAGTCAGTCTATGGCAAACAGAGATTTACAATCGAGGTTATTGGCGTGGTCGTGCAGTAGGTTGGGATATGCACCGACGCATGATTAATATAGAAAAAGAAGTGGATAAGGTGTTTGACTATGAACAGAACTGAGGATTTATTTGACGAGGTAAGAGTTACCCTGTCGCAGAGAGGCAGCGTCTATGGTTCAAGCAGAACAAATCACGAAAGAATCTCTGAACTATGGAGTGCCTACCTTGGCGATTACATATCACCAATGCAGGTCAGTATCTGTATGCTGCTCGTCAAAGTCAGTCGTCTCACAGAGTCACCTAATCATCTTGATTCAGTTAAAGACGGAATTGGCTACCTCGCAATATACAATCAAATACTCAAAGAGTATGACACAGAATATAAAGGTGAAGTAGATGGCATTTAATATCAACGACTATGAAACGGTGGAGGTGAGACTTGGAAGGTTTATTTCTGACTATCCTGATTTTATGGTGCATACGGAGTTGCTGGAGAATACTGAAAAACGCTTTATTGTTCTTGCCAAGATTTTTAGAACATGCGTTGATAGCCAGCCGTACGCTACTGGGCTTGCTTACGAAATCATTTCGGACAGAGGTGTTAATTCTACGTCTGCGCTTGAAAATGCGGAAACGTCCGCAATTGGAAGGGCTTTGGCTAACGCCGGATACGCAGCAAAAGGAAAGCGTCCAAGTCAAACCGAAATGGCTAAGGTTATTGCAGCCGAACAAAAGCCGCTAACCTTTAAGGAGAAACTTGAGTCACGCCAGTCAACTTTACCTGCGGTAGCAGAACAAGTTTTACCCTCAGAGCCTCAGCCTGTCTCTTGGGGTATTGGTGATGCAGTCAACGCAATAAGCAATGCCAAACCAAAAGAACCAGAACCTTGCGAGCATGGACATATCCTTAAACAGGGAATTTCAAAGGGTAAAGGTAAACCGTACTACGGTTATGTATGCAAAAAAGGCGTAGATACACACGCTAAATGGGCTAAGCAAACAAGTAACGGAATCTGGTACTTCGAGGAAGGGTATGAAAATGGGTGAAATGGAAATGATTGACGAACATGGAGTAAAAGCCACGTTCAAAGATGATGGGGTGCATTTAGATATTGTTCCTTTATCTGAGTGTTGTGAAATGTGCAACGACCCAAGAATGATTGACATGAATGGCGTTAAGGTTTGTCCTCAATGCAATAACGTCAATCACATCGATTACCCACATGTCAACCCAGTCACGTAAACATAGGGGTTATCGCACTCAAAAGGTAGTGGCTGATTACCTTAAACAGTACTACCCATACGCAGA